AAAAGAAGAGCACTACCAGTTCCATTTATATGCATTAAGTTTAATTGCCAAGTATTAGTGTCCATTCTATCTTTGAAACGAGCACGGTTTACATTAACAATATAAACATATTCAGATGTTTCATCATTTTCAAACTTAAATAAATTTTGATTGGTAAGCAATAATTGTCTATATTGAGAATATATCGCCTTTGTTGGATAATCTAATGTATCAAATCCATAAGAACCTGTTGATGAACCACTGCCCATAACATCGCCATACGCAATACTAAATTGTGATTCTGCACCTATTGTATTTGATTGACTATTAAAAATTTCATAATAATATCGTTTTTCATTATCAGATTGTGCGGAACTTGTAAATACAGTTGATAATTTACTTTGTTCTTCAGACCACAATGGTGCCGTAACTACTTCACGTTGCGATGTTGAAAGTGCATCGTTTGTAAATTTCTTAAATGATAATGAGTCCATATTTAATACTCTAATTTTACAGTTATTGATAATTCTTCATTTATATCATGTCTTACCGGTTTACTCATTTTAGCAACAGCCAATAGGTTGAAGTCTTTATCATACAAACCAATTGATGTTATGTAAACGGTTGGTTTTCCAGAAACACCGGATGCCTTTGCCCTCCAGTCACTATATTTTATCAATCCTGTTGCAGATATTCCTGTTTCAGCATCAACAGTATTTGGCGGTAAAACAAAAGTTGGATTATTAGATCCATAACCATTTGTTTCTGTTTTTACTCTTACATAAAAATGTGACTCATTTTTTACGTCAATTGAACGAGCATTAAATCCAGTTGATTGTAAAGAAGCAGCACCACTTATGGCTGTAAATAATTTATATGAATTATCACCGTTTACATTACTACCTGTTACTGAATTAAATGATGCTGAAAGGTTTAGTTTATCGGCATCCAATAACATTATACCCAAACTTGGATAAACAATACCGTATTGATGTGGTGCGGATGTATTATGAATACCATTTGACAAACTACCACTAACAATATATCTTGGAACAGATGTTGCAATACCGCTTTCGTCTACAGCACTATTGTTAATATCGCCAGAATCATCTATTAAAGAAATCATTTTTGGATTTGATCCGGAGGGAACAACTTTACTTCCAGTAAAATCATTATTTGGAATACCACTTCCACTTAATTCTACCAAGTTTAATTCAAAATTACCTGGATCCAATTTATCACCAAATTTATCACGATTGAGTGATACAACATAAAAATGTGTCATTGGGAATGATGATCCTGACAATTTCAAACCACCTTCATCTCCATCAAGACACATTTGTTTGAATTGGTTGTATATCGATTTTGATGGTGTATCGCCAGAAGTATTTTCTACGTTTGCATTATTATATTGTGAGCCAGAACCACTTACATGACCATATGCAACGGAAAAAACTTTTTCTTTGTTTTCGCAACTCAAAGAAGAAGAACTCCAAATTTCATAATAGTATTCTTGAGAAGCAGTGGTTTGTAATGAACTTGTAAAAAATGTCATAAGTTCACTTGTAGTATCATCCCACATACCACGAATGAATGGTGTTGTAATTACTTCTGCTCTACCATTTGGTGCTACAGTAAATTCTAATGGCTTATAGATTAAGCTACTCATGTTAAATTCCTATCTTTTATTAAAAAAACTTACTAAAATTAGTATGTAAATGATACCGGTAAAACTAATCTTGAGCCATACTTTTCATTAGTAATAATAATTTTTGTAGATTTTGTAGTTTCTACTCCACCCGGAACAGTTGGAACGTCTTTACCTCTAACTGTAAAGTTTACATATCTTTGACCATTAGTCAAAACATCACCAACTCCAGAATATGTCATTGAATTACCTGACATACTTGGTTGCTTGTTTGTATTCAATGGGATCGTTGTGTCAAACATAATATAAGTTGAATCTAAAATAGTAAGAGTATATGTTTGAGCTTCTGCATCCATTCTTGTATTACTTTGTGTACCTGTGTATTGGAATGTTCCAATTTCCACTAGTTTAGTAACAGGAAAAGTTGCAGCATTATTTCCCAAATAACCTTGACTGTATACTGATACGGATGTTTGTCCATTTTTTTCTTCAAGATATGGAATTGCTTTTGTTCCTGGAGGAAGTGTAATCAATTTATATTTCATTGATTGTGTTTCATCTGGAACAGCTTCAGTAACTGGCATGTTTTCAATTACTATACCAAAGTAATCGGAACCAAGTCCATGTTGTGGGTTCCATAAATCATAATCTACTTCATCATCAGAAAGTGCAAATTGTGTAATGTTAAAACTACCTTGACCTTTAGCAAGTAACTCTCTACCTTTTTTCGTAAGAATTGCATCTACGGTGATTGTGCCACTATTGCTCAAATAACCCATGTTAATACTCCTTTATTTTTAATTAGTATATTAAAATACATTTTATTGATACCCAAAACAAATAGTGGGTAGATTTCCAATATAAATATGGTTGTAAAATAATTTACCACAAATAATTGTTATTTTTAATTATTGTATATTATATTCAATGTCAGCCCCAAGATTTGATGTAATTACAACAACAACCGGTCCACCGTCTGGCGTTACTGCAGGTATACAATCTTGGTTTATTGCTTCATTATTTTTTCCACGAAGTTTTGTTCCAATAAATCTATGATTTTTTATACCAGTTGGTAAATTTTCAGATTTACGATAATCTGTTGATATTTTTTCATAAGATGTTGGTGCTTCCATATTGTAACTTAATATGGTTGCATATCTTGGATCAAATTTTTGATAATAACTATCATCTCTGTATCTATCTATTTGTTGATAGTAAGCAGTTTTTCTTTCTTTAGCATTATACCCAATTGAAGTTAAATTTTCAAAATCTATTCTATTTGAACGCAATGGAATAATGGATAATATTCCAGTTGGAGAATAAAACATATTTGATTGAACACTTATCTTTGATGATTTTGCAATCAATGTAGTTTCAAGTGAACTAATACTTGGTAGTATTGACTTAAATGTTGATTGTATTTTTGTTTTAATAGTTGGTTTATATTGACTTTCAATTTTTTTGAATTTTGGAGTAATTTTTGCCTTTTTTCTAAATTGTATTTTAGGTTTTACTTCAGCTTTTATATCTCTATCACCTTCAATATCATCAACTACAACACTAAAATTAGTTTCAACATCATATTCACCTTCAACATTTGCAATGTTACTTCCAAAGTTTTCTTCAAATCCAATCAATAAAGTTGATTTTTTTCTTGAAATAGATACTGCCGGTTTTGGTGCCTTATCCAAAACATTAGTATCAACTACATTTACATTTTCAGCAGAAAAATCTCTATTTACTTTTACTTTTGAGCGTTCAAGAACATTTGGTTCTACAACCACACCTAAAATTTCATTTGTTCTTAATGGTAATGTTTGACGAATTTGATCAAATACACTAAAATCAAATTTTGCAATTAAACGAATATATGCAGTAAAATCATTTTTGTTTGGATATTTTTTCCAGTATTCTCTTGCAAAATGTTTTAAGTTTACATATTCATCGGAATTTACAGCAGAGTATTCACCAAAATAATCATCAAGTGTTGTATATCCTAATGCCTCATATATGTCTTCATTTATTATATGGTTTGGTGAAAATGCAACCATCAATTTATTTGTATCAATAGAAAATTTATCAAAATTTGAAACGGCAAATGATTCATCAACTTTTAATGGAGCAAGTAATGATGCGGAGTCAATTCGGATTTTTTCTGTAAACGGTGTGTTATTTCCTGCAGTTACAATTTCCATATTATATGTTTCAACAAAACTTTCAAATGCACCGGAATCAAATCCATAAAAATAAGCATTTTTTGAAGAACTATAAAATGTATTTTTTGTTTGGTCTGGATGTGAACTTTGTATACTTGTTGTAACTGCAACATCAAATTTTTGCCAAAATTTCCATTGTGCCTGTAAATCATAGAAAGAGGATGTTGGTGTATTACCATTGTAAGCACGAGCAAATAAAACATTGTTATTGAAAGAAGTTTCATTTAATTGTTTTGCCCAATATCTCAATTCAAAAATTGAACCTGAAAGTATATTATTTGTTTGTGTATTTGATCCAGAACCAATGTATAATTGTCCACTTGATACCCATGCACGATTGTAATTTGATTCGGTGCTTCCAGTTACGGATATACTAGCAGACCTTTCTATTACAACTTTTCCGTATTTTTCAGTTTTAACTATAAAATCATAAATTTGATTTGAAGAAGAATTATCATTTGTATATCTTCTTTTAATCATTAAATTTAATGGAACATCATCATAGAAATAATCATCGTTTATTGATGCACTTTTGTAACTACTACCATTTCCTAAATAAAAAGTTAAACTTCCTTTTTCAATATCAGTTCCATTTTTATTTGCAGTAACAAACCAATCCACTCGACTACCACTTTGTTTTTGCAATACAGTTTGTATTGGATCCAAATCATATTTATACATTTTGTTTGGTTCCATTTTCCAACGAAATGTTAATGTATCTGGATATTGCCAATTGCCATCTTCATTGTTAATTTGTTCCCACGGAACTTCAACATAACGATTTGTTGTTGGTAGCGGATAACTTCCTGAAAAATTTAGATAATAAGTTTGTTTTTCAAATTCTGTTCTTGGTGTTTCACCGAAATCGGCATTATCTGGACCACCGTATTCTCTTATACTTAAAAGAGTTTTTGGTATGCCATAAGCAGCAAGTAATGCCCGTATTCCTCTTGCAGTTCCTTTTGTTTTGTAAATATATGGTAAATTATTTAGTATTCTACGCCAAACTTCTTTTGTTCTTTCTTCTTCTGTTTTTGCAAGGTATTTGTTTGTAGTTACTTTTCCAGACCAAATTGGTTCGCCACTACCACTTAAACCAAGTGCATATTCCCAAAGGTCTTTTGCTTGTGTTCCATGTGATAATGTCCAACCTAAATTTTTTATGGTTTCATATATTAAATCTTGTGATAATCCGTCTTTTGGATTTTCTTTTCTTTGATTTTTTTTCAAAATATGGTCGGTATACAAATATATTATATCAAAATGTTGTCCAATCATATTTACAAAAACTGTAAATTCATCGTTATCTTCGTCATCTCTTAAAAATTCTGGTATTGCTTTATTGAGAGAGTTGTAATTTTTTAAATCATAGTTACTCGCAGACTCATATAAGTTATCATACCAATTTTGTCCTTCGGCAGATAATGTTGAATATAAACCAAATTTACCCTCTTTTGTTGCTATATTGTAATTACTTGCAGTTATATCCAATTCATATTTTGGAAATGGTGTAATTGTTGATGATAGTTGTGATGTGTAATAATTACTACCGGTGGTTTCGTAATACATCCATTTTTCAAATTCATCAAAACCACCAATTACCTTATCCCTTAAATTTGTAACTTTAATAACATTAGCATCAACGGAACCCGTATATGTAGATAATAAAACAAGTTGTGTGTTGTAATTTTCTATTAAACCCAATTTGAAAAAGAAATTTGCAAGTCTATCAGCAGCAGAAGAATAAAATATAAAGTTCTTAAACTCACGAAAATCTACATTTAATTTTACATTACTTCCGTAATCAAATACATATCTATTTAATAATTCTTGTGATGTTTGAACATTTGTGGATAATAAATCATTCCAAGATTTGTAATCAGTTTCAGTTGATAGCCAATAATCATAATCAACTTCAAAATTAGGTCCACTAATATATGGTATTTTACCAACACCTTCTTCTCTACGAACTGATACATTTTCTATCCAAGGTTTAAGTATCTGACTACCTAACCAACATTCGTAATAAACATCAACATCTGCTGGTAATGGCTCATATAATTTTGCATAAAAATATGTATCATCACCATCAGTTGTAATGTTTATTACATCTACTATTAAATTTTCACCAAAGTTTAATACTATCGGTGGCAAATATGTTGTTGATGATAGATATGTTAAAACAAAATCACTTAATCTTTTAATTGCTTCTTGATTTGCAGCGTATTTTAAGGAAAGTCTAACTTCTCTACGATCTGCAGACAAATCGGATATAAATAATCTATAAGCATCAGTTGATGGATCTCCAACCAAATTTCTAAAAAAGTTGTAAACAAATTTATATTCACCAACTGGTAATTTCAAAAACTCATGGATATGTCTATGAACATCCAATACAACATATTTTCTTTCTACGGTTGTTGATACACCATCAATTGTAACTTGTTCATTTACAGTTTTTGTTGTAAAAGGTATATCATATAACGATGCACCATCAACATATGCAGTTGTTGGTAAAAATGCATGAAGTTCTAAACTGGCATCAGGATATTCAAAAAATTGAGTTGTTGGTGCATCCAAAACAGGAACAACCAATTTTCTTTTTAATCTAATTGGTGTAAATCTGGTTCCTCGAATTGGACCTTTTGCTAATAAAATATCGTCTATATTTTTGTAACTAAAATTTGTCACTAAACCATCCGTTGTTAAATTGGGAATATCTTATCAATTGCCTGTTCAGCAGTATCAGTAGACAATACAGATGCCGCCTTTCTATTTGCCTCATTTATTTTGAAGGTTGAAGCATTAGCATCATTTCTAGCAGAATTTGATTGATCAATCGCATCATCTGCTGTATCTTGTGCATCTCTAATTTCTCCATCTTGTCTTGTATTATCAACACTTATATCTTTTACATCACTTGCTAGACCAGTAACAACCGCCTGTGTAGTTGCAACATCGGATTGAATATTAGTGATTTCGTCTCTTTGGTCTGCAACATCAAGTAATGCTTCTTTTAATTCTTCAGCAGCTTTTGCAGATTCTTCTCTTTGTTTAATAACTTCCAATTCGGTTCTGAAAAGTGTTTCATCTGCCTGTTGTTGTAGTGAAACTTTTGCTTCTCTTTGTTTTTCTGCAGTTGTTAAAGCATTTGCCCTCTCTGCACTAACGGATGAAAGAACATCATCAAAATTAGAAATGGTTTGTAATTGATCACTAATAATAGAGTCTTTTCTAGCGTTTTCAGATTCAAGTTCGGAAATTCTAACTTGCAAACCACCTATTGTATTATCACCTGCATTTGTTAAGTTATTTACTTTTGTTAAAAATTCTTTTTTTGCCAATTCACGAATTTGTTGATCATTTAATCCAGCTGGTAATGGTTTTCCTGTTATTTTTTCAAATTCACCTGGTAATAAAGCTCTGTTTTGTATACTTGATATTTTATTAAATACACTTTGTTCAGCGCTAATTGCGTCTGGTAATGACTTAAATTTTGTATCTATTATTCGTGTAAAATCACTACGAACATATCTACCGTCAAGAACAGCAACTTCTATAGATCCAAAGTTTTGAATTTCACTTTGTGGAACATAACTTATTATACGGCCATTTAACTGATCTCTTTTTAGCATATTTATCATATCACTACCGAGTCTACCACCTGGAGTAAGGAAAGGAGGTGGTGGCGCTGGTGGAGCCGGTGGAACACCAGGAGGCGCTGGTGGAGCCGGTGGAACAACAGGAGGCGGCGGTGGAGTAGGTGATGAATACATAGTTATCGTGTAACCTTAAAGTAATAATTGTTATCAAAAATTTGGACATTATCACCACCATCTGTTTCTACTTTCAAAACTATACGATAAAATCTTTCTGGTTGAAATGCATTCATCCAAACATTAAAGTAACTACTTGTTCCATCACAACTAATTTTTGAACCAGTGTAATTAAATGGTAGTATTATTTCATCCGTATGTGCATCTCTAATTTCATAATAAGATGATGATGGTAGATAATAATTTACAGTATGATACGATTGAGTTGTATAATTTTTTTGTGGATATTTTGTATTTGCATAAATTTTTACTTTTGCTTTTTCATCTTGTGAATAAAACTTTTTTAATTTCAAATTTATATTCATATTACTATCAGTTATTGGACTCAAACTTCCAGTAATAAAAACAGAATCATTCCAAATAACATGCAATCTTGGAACATATATTGTATTACTATCTGTTCCAAAAAATTTCAAACTGTTTAATGTATCTAATGAACTTTCAATATCATTACTAAATTTAAGTATAAAACCATCATTTTCAAATCTACCAGAACCAGTAACCCATTTTTTTACTATCTGTGTAACATCCATATACAAATCACTTGTCTGAAAAGAAAATGATTGTGTGCATTCAATATTATCATAATCCCACCATGTTCCTCCACCTTCTTTTGAGAAATATGATGACGTAACATTTGCAGATAAATTTGAACCAAATAATATGGCAGCATCAACCCATGTTTGTGAAATACTATCCCATTCCAATGAGGATGTTGCAGGCGGTACATCCCATTCTGTTCCAACAGTTTTTGAAGTTCTATATTTCCAAGAAACACCGTCTGTTGAAAATGGATTATTAAAAAATCTACCAGTTCCATTTGTCCATGAAGAACTTACGGGATATGCATAAACATCATATTCTTGTGGTATTTCTCTTACATCTGCTGTTCTCAATGATAAATAGTATTTTGCATTATTTGATATTTTACCTGCATTTATTTTTTCTTCAATTTCACTAATATCAAATTTTATTAGTATTCTACTATTGTATTTGGATGCAGTTCCAACTAATTCATGGGATAATTCTAATAATGAATCAAGACCTGAATTTTTTGATTCGGTTTTTTCATAAATTGTTGCATCTTTTTCAGCATATATCGAATATATCATCCAAATGCCCTCACTCTACCAATAATATCATTATCGGGATATTTTATTTCAAAAATAGATGGATCAAGTGACGGAAATATAATTCCATCTTTTGTTGCTTGTGGTATATTGTAAGCATTAGAAGAATATCCTAATGTTTGATCGTATAAATTATTTATTTTTACATCAACAACAGTTTGGACACCTTCTACTTTATCAAGTTCCGTATAAACATTACTGATAATAATTGGTTGGTTTATCTGCCATTTTTTTGTATTAAAGTATTGTTTTAATTTGTTTATACAACGAAGAACAACTTGGTTTGAATTTTGATCAGGAAATATGATTATATCAAATTCAATACCGATGTTTATTATGTAAGCGTCACGAATGTTAATTGCATCCGTAAGCATTCTATAATGATTTAGATATGTTTTTAGATTTTCTTTTGTTGCATTATTTACAGTAGTTAATTGTTTGTTAGCATCATACCCTAAAACATAAAAATTTAATGCTAAATCATTTTGTACCCGTTCACTATTAAAAATTGCTTCGGATATTAACTGTGTATCTTTTGTAATATATGCTTTAGCGATAGAACCATATTTTGAAGGCAAACTATATGCACGAATTATGTAATCTTCTTTTGTAACAGCACGATTTTGAGCAGCAAAAGAAGCAAGTGCATTTTGACGAATTTCGTTTATTCCTTCTGCTGTTTTTCCACCAGTAGCTGGTACAGAATTTGTTACCGCAAGACTCGATACCACTTGGTTGTATAAAACATTATCTAATCCAGTTTCATCAAGTAATATATTTCTGCTAATTACTCTTGTTAAAACATCACTTTGAACATTATCATCAATACCTTTTCCAATAGTATAATGAATAGTTAGTGTTGTATTGTTTGGAGCAAGACCATATGTTTTTGTATAGAGAAAATTTGAAGGATCAATATCAATTGAAGTATTTGCTTCTAAACCAGTTAATGATGAACCAACTAAATCTGGATTTGGAATAAGAACTTCATCATCTAAATCAGCAACACCTGCACCGAATTGTATTTCATATGATCCCAAATCAACAGTTCTTGTTGTAAATCTTCTAGCAACTTTTTTAAGTTTTAATAAATAAGGTGTTTCTGTTCTGTGTTGTGATAGGGTTTTATCATTTCTTGAAACGTTAATAACGGAATCAAAAATAGTATCTTGTGCTAAATATGGAACATGATGCCATACGTTTCCATCCGAGTCAATTGCATATAAAACTTCAATCATATCCAAATCTTGTAAAACAATTTTATCATAGGGTTTTGGATCTGTAAATTCGTAATCTACTGTTTTTATTGTTCCCGAAACAGCTTTAACTGATTTTTTTAATAACCAAAATAAAACTTCACCACTTCCATTTACTTCAAAAGGAGTTACTTCGGTTGGATCATTAGGACTACTAAACTTAAAATCAACAAAATCAACTGTTCTAAACTCAATAGTATTAAATCCACCGCCGGTTGTTCCAACAACCATACCCGGTTCTATTGCAAATGCATACGCATAATCTGGTACAATTTCACCATCAACTGTTTTTGCAGGAACTATTTGAAATATATCCAATACAACATTTGATGCAATTCTATTTTTTGGTTTATATCCCAATGATTGTGCCAAATTTAATATATTTGTTCTTTCACTAGAATGTAATATCATTGATTCTTGTAATGTAACATCGGTGTAATACGATAATACATCACCAACATAAGCGGCCATTTCCAAAAACATCATACCCGGAGATGTTTCATTAAAATCTTGGTATGTATTTGGAAAGTAATTTTTAGCAAAATCAATAAGATTTTGTTTAAGAGAAGAAAAATCTCTTGATAAATAACGAATGTCTTTTTTTACCAAATCAGCCATTTGTAACCGCCTCTTTATTTATTTATTATTGACTCTTTAATTTCTAAATTGCCTGTGTCATCAATAAATATCTGAATTGGCAAATATATGTTTGTTCCACCTATTTTTACAGTTAATTTTATTTCAACTGAATGGTCTTTTTCAACAATATAATCTTGTTCACTTGGTATTATTGTTTCCAATTCTTGTATTACAAGATATGGCATCCATTCTTGAATTGCACTTTCAATTTCACCGTTTATTCTATTGAAAAAATCTTCTTCATTTGTAATGTTTTCAAATAGTATAGTTCTAATATCTGTTCCAAATGTTGGCAACATATATCGTTCACCACGAGCAGTCAATAACAAATTTTTAAGATTTGAAAGAACTTGTTTTACATTAGTAAAACTTTGAAAAAATACACCATTTGGATTGTTAAACGGTATAGTTATACCAATTGGTCTTGCATATTTTAAGTTTGGAACTGCAGTATTTACAATTTCTCTTTTTCTACGGTAAAATGACATTTATCATCTCCCTTTTTTTTCTTCTATCTTTTTCATAAGAGCAGAATAATCTTTGGTTAAAGCAGACATTACTTCGTCTGGTATTTGATTTGGTGTATAACCTTGTGGAACTGCACCAGTATTTTGTCCAAAATTTTGAGCCATATCGGCAGTAAACATAAATTCACCTTCCATATCTGCACTTTCATTTAAAA